GAAATGCTTTTGGAATACGAAGAGCTGCCAACATACGATTTTTCAAATATTCTAAATCATCTGTAGTTTCATATTGCATCCCTGGTAGTGATTCAATTTGTGTTCCACTATCTCCACCACGAACTGGTAAGAAGAAATCTTCTGTAAGATTTTGGATATTAAATTTCATGTTATAATCACCAGTTGATTCATCAACAAATGGTGTTTTCTTCATCTTATTGATTATTCGTTGCATATAATTATCAACTTCGTTTGGTGGAATGTTTCCAATATCAATTTTGAACATTCTCTTTTCAGGTGCTCTCATAATTCTGTGAATTAACATAGCATCTTCCATCAATGTAACTTGTTTCCATACTTTACGACCACCTTCTAACATTGATTTACCATAAGGAATTAAATTACTATCACTTGCCAATCTAAAGTGAGCAATTTGGAAATTTTCAAACTCTATTTTTCCGTGTTGTTTTTTATTTACATGCAAATACGGATGAGTTGCTTCCATAGTCTCTAAATAAAATTTTGTATAATATGGATTATCAGGATCCTCACCTTCTGCACGAATAACTTCATATGGTGATAGTGGAATCACATTTGTAATTCCATACTTATCATTGATATCTAAATGTAAAAAGAAATCTCCATACTTACACATATTACGAACCCACGGCCATAAATTGAATTCTATATTCAATATATCATAAAAAAGATTATGTAAAATTTCATAAATATTATCATTATCACTTGTTATCTCTACTACATTACCATATTCACTTTTCATTGTTGATTCATCAGCGTATATATCAAGTGCAGATGATATAATTGAGTCCGTATCCATTGATTCATAATCTTTAAATAACCCAAGTCTTGCTGCCATTACTTGGTGTACTGATGAATATCCCGTACCTACTAAATCCAAACCACTATGTAGTTTAGAATATCTATCTACGAGATGACTTCGCACTCCATGTTGTAACATATCGGTGTCTGCGATTTTTAATTTCTTACCACCAACATTTCTTACGATTACATTTGTACTGAATAATCGTTGTAGTCTACCGAATAATGTTTTATCTGCCATTTTTTACCTCACTTACAAGAGCCATTCTAAAGACTCTTTCTTTTGATTAACATCCCATGACCAGGAATCATTTTCATTGTCTTGTGGTGTATAAAGACCATCAAGTTCTATATGACTAAGAGTTTTCTTAGTAATTTCTATACCTTCTTGTCTTAACCGTAGAGCAGTATCTCGTACCCACAAACCGATAGCAAATGACATAACTAAATCATCATTGTATCCTGACATTGCTTCTGCTCTGTTATTATTATAGATAAAAGTAAATAATTCATCTATAAGTCTATTTGAATGAACCACTACTGATTCATCTCTAAAATATTCCTCTAATTTTGCAATAATTAAAGGTCTTGACCTTGCGGTGGTACTAAATCCTGCCACCATATTTTTTTCTGCTGATCTATATCGATTACTTAACTGATGTTGGACATCGATATATTGTAAATCTTTACTTGTATAAAATAGATTAGGATAATCCCTATCTATTACTTGTTGGATGGTTGCCCAACCAATATTATTGTTTTCTATAATTAGTAAGGCATCGTTATATTCCGTTGAAATACTCACTAACATATTACCAAAATCTTTAGTATTTATCCTACCTTTATATTCTGCAACTTGCTCAACCTTCTCTATATCAATAACATGGAAGGCACTATAATCTGCACTGTCACCACGACCAACATCTGCACATACTACATAACTCTTTGTATAATTGGGTGGCTCCCATACCCATAAATTACTGTCAACTCCACGTCTTTCTAATGGATCTTTAACCGACTTTTCCTTACATTGTTCTAAAATAACACCATCAATAACTGAAGTACCAGAAGTTATGAAATCACAATCACATTCTTGAGCTGCACTTTGTACACCTAATAATGAATCTTGTTCATCTCTCCACTCTTGATTTCTATCAGGATGTACCGTCCAATGAAGTTTGATAAAGTTGAACATACCTCTACCTTCTTCTGCCTCAACCCAAGTTCTGTGAAACCAATTACCAACACCATTCGGTGTGGATAGTGCTATACATTGACCACCAGTAGTTAAAGTTTGTTGAGCTGCAGTCCATATATCATCAATCTTATCAATGAATGCTGCCTCGTCTAATATCAATAATGATAGAGCTTCAGAACGAGCTGCTTCTGGACCAGATGACACTGCCTTTACTTGTGAACCATTTTTATACCGTAAATTTAATTTATTATCCTCAACACATTGTTGTTTCAACCAACTCGGTAAGTTTGCGTGCATCACACGAATCTTAGTTACCAAATTCTTTGCAACGTCTTGTTTTGTGGCAATTACCAATACATTTTTATCTGTATGAAATGTCATCATCCATAAAGAGTATCCAGCAGTAATTGTGGATATACCAAGTTGTCTTGCTTTCAATATAATGTTAAATCTATGTTGTTCAAATTCATTAACAGAAGATTCTTGAAAGTCATACAAATCAAATGGTATTTTACCTTTAATTGGATGTTGAATCAAACAGAATTTTCTCATAAAATATGCAGGATCTTTAGCACATTTCACATATTCTTGTTTGATTACATCTTTTAATGGTGTATTATTAGTAGACATTATTGTACTATCTGACCGGCAAGATTTACAGAAGTTACAGTCATAATCACTCCATAAGTGAAATACAACCATTTATTCTCATACCAACTGGGTTTCACAAGTTTTACCTTTTTTTCTAATATTTCTGAACGTTCTTTCAATACTTGAATCGAAAGGTCTTTATTCGCAATTATTAGTGAATCTGTTTGGGCATTTTGTTCCAATAACTTCATAATAGATTCAAGGTCTTTAATAGTTTTAGTATTCAAACTATCTTTAACTTGTAAATCAGTTATTTGTTTGGTAAATCCCAAAATTTCAGATTCCGTAAAAGTAAATGTTTTTTCTTGTGAAAAAATCACTCCTACAAATAGTAATATTTTAATTAAATTCTTCATATATACATATATATCAGTTTACTTGGAAAACTTCTTCAAAAAGTTTACTGCTTCGTCTACATCATCAATTTCAACAGCCTTTTGAGCCTTTTTGATGTCTTTTTTGGTAGATTCTACTTCTTTTTTCAGTCTTTCCACTTGTTTTTTGTTTATTTTCTTCTTTGACTCAAGTTGCTTAACTTTTTTCTCAGTTTGCTTAACTTCTTTGTCCTTTTGTTTAATTGCGTTATCAAGTTTTTTGATTTCTTCCTTTTTCTTACCTGAAGCCTTTGCTCCAAGTCCTAAAATAGCTAAAAGTCCTCCAAAAATCCCCAATAATACTTTCCACAATTTTTTCATCTAATTTCTCCTAAAAATGAAAGACCCGCACCATGTACAAGCTCTTCAAGTGTTACTGTTTTCTTACCATTCTCATCAATTTGCTCATATTCTTGTAAATCCATCAATTTTCCTAAAATTCTATGATAAACTGACAAAACATTTTCAATTTCTTCATCGTGTCCAATCTTTCGGTGATACTCTTCCGCAACTTCACCAAGAGTTGATGTCATATCCATCAATTCAAACACTACTTCTTCAGGTAATATTAGTTTTCTACTCTGTAGTTTCATCTTCCAGCTCCATTTCAAGTTTATCAATGTGTTCTCTAGCCTCCGTGACAAGTTTATCAAAATTTTCTTGTCCCATTGACCATTCTTCCTTCTCCACTCCCTTTCTATCTACTCCAACTTCATTGAAAAACTCAGCCTTACCACCTGTTTTTTCAAAGTCATCTATACTTTGTTTTAAATCTTTTAAGTATGCTTTTTTATTCTCTAATATTTTATTTTTTTCCCATTCTTCATACTCTCCACTTACACGAAGTTTATTTTCCATCTCAACTTGACAATCGAAACAATGTCCCATCAATCTCCAAAACTTATCATCAAGTCTTTTCTTCATTGTCTTTTTACAAGACGGACAAAACCACGGCATCCTTGCCTCTTTCATAATATCAGATAATCTATGTATCTTATCACCGTGTTTTTCAGGTTCTTTACCACTATTATATCCAACCATTATCCGTTTTTCAGGATCACGGCCTGATAATAAATCACCTAAAACTTTATTTTCTCTTTCCGAATCTTTACTGTAACCCATAATATCTCCTAACCGAACTTTAGACTACCAAGTATTTGATTAATTGGTGCAAAAGCACCTGTAAATTTATATATTTTTCCCTTATACTTGAAAACAATACCTTCACTTGGAACAACTGCATCTAAACCTCCAATTGCATCTAATTTTTCTATTTGTATTTTTAATTTTTTCAATTTTTCTACTTTACCAGGCCTTTGTAATTCTCTCATTGCACTGATAACGTCTTTTCTCATTTTTTGGACTGCCTTTTGTGGTGAGGCTGCCATATATCCACTAATATTTTTCAATATTTCTGCACCTACTTCAAAGAATAATATCTCAAATGGTTTTATATTATTTTTCCAAATCTTTTGGTGGTCATTTTTATCAGTAGATAAAATCCAATCTAAAAACTTTGAATTACTACCAAAATCTTTTTTAATATTTTGTATTTTATATGATTTATCAAAGTATGCCCAACGATTAACCAAACTAACAAACTGATTAGGTTTTAAACTAACCTTAAATTGTTTGGATGCGTTGAATACATACTCTCTCCAATATGCTTGATGATATTCACCCAACTTATCTGTATCTTTTAATGAATATGTAGATTGTAATTTCTTTAATTTTCCTAAAAATCGAGATTTATTCTTACCAAAATTTTGTGATTTTGGAACTGTTAAGAAATTAGGTTTACTAATCTTAAATCTCTTTTGTATGTTAGCATTTACTTGTCTAATCATACCTTCCAACATACGGGCCGAATCTCTTGGTTGTCCTATCGCCTTTCCACTATCATCATATTCTATCGCTCCGTGAAATACTATTTCTGCAACATCATAATCGATAACATTGGCAGTTTTAGGATACATAATCTCTAAATTCATCCATTTACTACCATTACCAAATACCTTTTCTTTTTGTTTATCTGATAATCTACCTATCGCCTTTTCTAAATCTATCATCGCACCTACAAAAGCTTTCTCTATATCACCTCTACCACTAAACAGACTTTTTACTCCACTCGTGGTAGGTGCAGTTTTACCATGATTTTTCAAATGT